TTTTTTTATGCTTGCGAGATACTTAAAAACAATCATGTCTATCAAATCAACAATTGCTGCTGTTGCAGCATCTCCATTCCTTCTCGCTGGTGCAGCTTTTGCTGGTCCTTACGTGAATGTAGAAAGCAACCTTTCTTATCCTGATGGAGAGTACTCTGCAGCTACTACAGATGTACATATCGGATACGAAGGTACAGTAGGTGCTGACGGTTCCATTGCATACTATGTACAAGGTGGTCCTTCACTAGTACATACAGAATCTGCTGACGATACAGAAACAGAACTTTCTGGTAAGGTTGGTGCTTCTGTACCTGTTACTGATGCTCTTGCTGCTTATGCAGAGATCTCTGGTGCTACTGCTGGCGAAGACAGCGATGGCGACACCATCCGTAACTGGGGTGCTAAAATCGGTGCTAAGTTCACATTCTAAGTTGAACTGAATATCTAAATAAAGGGTATCTTCGGATACCCTTTTTTATTCCTTAAAAATATATGAACTTCACGGTATACACCAAGGATAATTGTCCTTACTGTTCTAAAATCAAACAAGTATTGTCTGGAAAAGGATTAAACTTTGTTGCTTATAAATTGGGGGTTGACTTTGAGAAGAAAGCATTCTATGATCAGTTCGGTGAAGGATCAACATTCCCTCAAGTTGTTTTGAACAATCAAAATCTTGGTGGATGTACTGATGCTGTTAAATACCTAGCAGAAAAGAACATTATCTAATGGAAGAATTTTACGACCTTGTTGAACATTCTATTGATGCTGCATTTGAGAAGGAGATATACCTTTTCAGATGTTATGATTATTTGAAACATAACAAGGCAACTCGTAAACAAGTGAAAGAATTTATTGATTCTAGTACAGCAAAAGAGTTAGCTCTCTTAGTGTATGATCTAGAACAATATATTAAAGGTGGTTCAGACAATGAACACTGTCAACTTAGAGAAGCATACGGTCACTTAGGTAAACCAAGAGCAAGAAAGTTACGAAAGTATCTTCACGGTGTACTGAGTGATGCTTGGCAATACGAGATAGATCGTAAACCAGGTCGTAAGAAACTCTCTAAATAAAAATAGCTACGGAGGAAACTATGGAACCAATAACAATAGCACTGGTTGTTCTTGTTGTCATTGGAGCCTTTATCTTAGGGGTAACGGTTTCGTGGTTAGCAAAGGGATACGTTGAAGACTACGTTGAAAATGCTGCTTATGCTAGGGCAGTAATACATCCTGAAATGATGGATGCTAACGGTAATATCATTCACGATGAATTACTTTACCTTCGTAAAGAAAATGATTACTACACTGAATTCGATGATGAGGATTAATTATGCCAACAGGAACTAGATCACTTGAAAATAGTAACTCTAGGTTACTTCTTAGTGAGGTCTTACGTAAGGTCTCTAATGCAAAGACTAAAGCAGAGAAGATTAAAATTCTTCAAGCAAATAATAGTCAGGCTCTCAGGTCACTATTAATATGGAACTTTGATGAGAGTGTTATCTCTATGCTTCCTGAAGGAGAAGTTCCTTATACACCTAATGATGCACCTGTAGGTACAGATCATACACGCTTAGAACAAGAAGCAAAGGGTCTGTATCGCTTTGTTAAGGGTGGACAAGACAGTTTGAAGTCACTTAAACGTGAGTCTATGTTTGTTCAACTACTAGAAGGTTTATCAGCCGAAGAAGCAGAGTTACTATGTCTTATTAAAGATGGACAACTCAATACAAAGTATAAACGTATCACTAAGGCAGTAGTGTCTGAGGCATTCCCACAAATAGATTGGGGCAATAGATCTTGAACATTATTCACGAAGATTGTGACCCTACACTTGCCAAAGATACAAAGTTACCCTATAATACTTACTGTATAGAATACACTAAGGAGGATAGGGTTGCCTACGATATTGCTATGTCTTCATCAGCAGTAGAAATTTTTGATACGTACTACGATAAGTACAAAAAAGATTTTAAAACACTGAAGCAGACAGAGGGAAGAGTTAATCCAACGTTATGGAACAACAACAAGAAGACAGCGAAAGCTCCAAAGAAACTAAAGAAGGAAAGAGAATGACAGTTTATCAACCTGTTAGTAAGAGATCAACTAGCAACCAAAAAGATATCGAACGTGGTGCAGAGGCAGTATCAACCTTTATTAAACCTCTTGTTCTAATGCTTTTATGGAATTGGTTGTTCACTTTGCTATTCGGATTACCACCCATAGGATACGTAAAGGCATTTGGTCTTTACTTAATGTCACGTATTTTATTTGATCACAAATCAATTACTATTGATACTGATGACTAATGTGAATTTGATTTCTGTAACACCTGATGCAGAAAAAACTATTGGTATATATTGCCAGAGTATCTAATCCATCTAATCAGGATAATGAAAATTTTTCTGGTTTATTAAAGTATTGTATTAAACATCAGCATTGGTCTGTGTTTGAACAATCTTCTATGACATTAGAGATTAATACTACTCGTGCTATCGCAGCACAGATATTAAGACATAGAAGTTTTACTTATCAAGAGTTCTCTCAGAGATATGCTGATGCTAAACTTTTAGAAACGATTGATCTTCCTGAACTCCGTAGACAGGATGATAAGAATAGACAGAATAGTATTGATGATCTAGAACCAGAGGTAGTTGAAAAATTTAATAGACAGATGAATACTCTATTCAGTTCTGCTTTTGGATTATATAATCAGATGTTGCAAGCAGGTGTAGCAAAGGAATGTGCAAGGTTTGTTTTACCTCTTGCTACTCCTACAAAGATCTATATGACTGGTTCATGTCGTTCATGGATACATTATATTAATCTACGTTCTGCACATGGAACACAGAAAGAACATATGGATATTGCTAATGATTGTAAGAAGATTTTTATAGAACAATTCCCTGCTGTGTCTGAAGCCCTTGAGTGGGACTAAATAATCCTAAACCTTATTTTATTAATATGGCAACATATCCTGTTATAAACAAAGAAACTGGTGAACAGAAGGAAGTTAAGATGAGTATCCATGTTTGGGATAAGTGGAGAGACGATAATCCTAATTGGGAAAGAGACTACTCCGATCCTTCTACGATGCCTGGTTTGGGAGTTGAGGTTGGTGAATGGAAGGATAAATTAGTTAATAAGAATCCTGGATGGGGTGAGGTATTAAAGAAAGCTGAAAAATCTGGTGGTATCTCTGGGAGATTAGCTAGAAAAGGATCTTATGAATCTTCAACTCAATCTGCCTTTGATGTAGACTAACTAACATGCCATCCAAATCTAAAAATCGTAAGATAGTTGTTCCATACGGAATGAGTAATAAGCAAATGAAAAGAAAGAAACCAATTAATACGGACCTGATGAGAGACATTGAGCCTCTCACTCAGAATCAACAAGTTTTATTTAATGCTTATGCAGAGAATAAAAATCTTGTAGCATATGGATGTGCTGGTACTGGTAAAACTTTTATCACACTTTATAATGCTATTAAAGATGTACTAAGTCCAACCACTCCTTATGAAAAAATTTATATCGTTAGGTCTTTGGTTGCTACCCGTGAAATTGGTTTTCTTCCTGGTGATCATGAAGACAAGTCCACACTTTATCAAATCCCTTACAAACATATGGTGAAATATATGTTTGAGATGTCTACTGATGCAGACTTTGAGATGCTCTATGGAAATCTTAAAACACAGGGAACAATTGACTTCTGGAGTACATCATTCATTCGTGGTACAACTTTTGATAATGCTATTATTATAGTAGATGAATTTCAGAACTTGAATTATCACGAACTTGATAGTATAATGACAAGAGTTGGTCAAGATTCTAAGATTATGTTCTGTGGAGATGCTACTCAATCTGATCTGGTTAAGACCAATGAAAGAAATGGTATCATGGATTTCATGAGAATAATACGTCTTATGCCATCACTTGATATTATTGAGTTTGGAGTAGAAGATATTGTTCGCTCTGGATTGGTTAAAGAATACATTCTTGCTAAAATGGAAGTTGGTTTATGAGTTTTACCCATTGTAATTTTCTTGGTGATTTAGAATTAGAAAAGAAAGAAACACCTGGTTGCCGACTGTATCATCTTCCTGATGGGCAGTGGGTTCCTTCTATTACTTCAGTAACTTCCTTTTATAACAGACAAATCTTTATTGACTGGCGAAAGAGAGTTGGTATTGAGGAAGCAAATCGTATTACAAAGAAAGCAACAACCCGTGGGACAGATTTTCACGAAGCTGCTCAAGCATATTTGGAAAATAGAGATTTGGTCTGGGAGGATTACCTTCCTGCTACTAAGTTTATGTTTCATCATGCGACACCATATCTGGATAAGATAAATAACATACACGCTATAGAGAGAACTCTTTACTCCGAGTACCTTGGTCTTGCAGGTAGAGTTGATTGTATAGCGGAGTATGATGGTGAGGTAGCAGTCATAGATTTTAAAACATCAAAGAAGATTAAACCTGAGAAGTGGTTGGAAAACTACTTTGTTCAGGAAACTTTTTATGCTGCTGCTTACTACGAACTAACTGAAATCCCTGTCAAAAAACTTATCACTATTATGGTAACTCCTGGTGGTGAAGTGAAAGTATTTGACAAACGGAACAAAGGGGATTATATTAAATTATTAGTTCGGTATATAAAAGAATTTGTATCTCACAATACTAGGAGAGAGAATGGAGAATGAACTAGAGAAGGTGTTGAAGAGTAAGTTCTTCTCCTCTGCTGGATTTGCACAAGAAATTGAAACCTTAGTGCAGGTAAATGAAAACATGAATTACATTGATGCTATCATTCACTTCTGTGAAAAAAATAGTATTGATTTGGAATCAGTCCCTAAACTTATTCCTAAACCTTTAAAGGAAAAGATTAAGTATGAAGCATCAGAACTTAACTTCTAAAACGTAGTTCACGAGCAAAGCTACCACTATGAATGACCCTGACGACAATCCTTTTTGGGGGGAACCTATTCCCACCGATCTTTGGGAGGATATGGATAAACTTAATAAGTTATATGAAGAATTGGAGTGGAGTCATAGAGATTATTTGGAGATTGCAATTGAAGGCAATCACATTACTATTAGAAACAAATCTAGAGAAGGTAGATGATGCCCTTTGATGCATATCGATGCTATTTGTCATTAAAAAATCACTTTACTAAAGACCATTATGATTATATAAAATATCGTGGTAAGACAAGAGCAACAGTACAAGCCTTTTATAAAAGAAAGGATAGATTTTGGTTTGAGAAGTTTGCTGACCAAAGTTAG